ATGACCAACACCTTCGCCCGCTCGCTCGTCGCCGCCGCCGCCCTGCTGGCCGCCGGCGCCGCCTTCGCCGACCCCGGCGGCGTCCGCCAGGCCTGTCACGACGACATGATCAAGTTCTGTCCGGACAGCCACGGCTTCAGCATCATCGGCTGCATGAAGAAGCACGCCGACGAGGTCTCCGACCAGTGCAAGGCCGCCTGGAGCGCCCATCACAAGCCGCAGCCGGCCACCGGGGCCTCCTCGGCCCCGGCGACGCCGCCGGCGTCATGAAGCTCACTCACCGCGCCGCCGCCACCTCGCGCACCCAGTCCTGCAGGTCGCTCAGCCGCCGCTGATCGGCCAGGCAGGCGCCGTAGTTGTCGGCGACGACGGCCGCGAGATCGCCGGGCGCAAGGGACGCGGCGGCGTCATCAGGGCGGCCGGCGGGGTCGGGAACGGCGGACAGGTCAAGGCCGAGCGCGGCGGCGTCGTGCAGGCGCACAAGCCCCACAGACAGAGGAAAAGCGCGATCGACGGCGGGGGGGACGACATGTGGAATCTCCTCGATCAGGGTTTGGGTGCGCTGCCGGATCCGCGCCCGCGCCACCACGTCGATGGCGGCGAGCCGGGCGCCGATGCGGCCCTGTTCGGCCTGCACGGCCAGGGCCCGGCGCGCGGCGGCGGCTTCGGCCAGGCGCAGGGATGAAAGCTGGGCCGCGAGGCTGTCCGGCGCGGTCCAGCGCAGGTGGAAGCCCAGCACCGGCAGGCTGAAGCTCGGCGTCGCCGGCGGCCGGCGGTCCCACCACAGGGCGCCCGCCGCGCCGGCGATCCCCAGCCACAGGGCGCCCGCCACCGCGACCAGGTTGCGCAAGACGAGGCCGATCATCAGGGCGCCGCGGCCGGCTTCACGCTCGCCGCCGCCCCCAGCGCCCGCGCCAGGGCGACGCTGAGCGCGCTCTGGGCGATGCTGTGGGCGGCGCTCACGGTGGCGACGTCCGCGGCGCTCAGCGCGGCGCGCGCGGTGAGGTCCAGGCCCGAGCGGGAGATCAGGTTGAGGATCGCCGTGCCGGCGGCGTCCACCTCCTGCGAGACCAGGTCGCCCAGGCCGTCGGCGGCGTGGCCGGCCAGGGTCTCGGCGGCGGCGTCGGCGGCCTGGAACAGCTCGGCCAGGGTCTGCTGGGCGCCGGGGATGTCGCGGTCCACCCAGGCCACGGCCTGGCCGGCCTCGGCGGCGAACCATTTCAGCCCGGCGAGGATGCGGGCGATGGCGCCCTGGACGTCGGCGACGACCACGGCGAAGGGATTGGCTGCGGACATGGAAGTCTCCTTCAGCGGTTTGAAATGGATGGGAAAACGCCCGGGCCGCTCAGGCGCCCGGCGGCTTGGGATGCACGTTCAGCGCGGCGAACAGCCCGGCCAGGGCCACGCCCACCACGCTCCAGTTGGCTTCCGCCGCCGCCGTCAACGCCACGGCGCCGATCACCGCCAGCACCCCGGCCTGCAGCCAGGAATTGTCGATCTTCATCGGGATGTCTCCGAGTCCTCCCTCCCCTTCATGGGGAGGGACAGTCGCTGCGGAGCAGCGACAGGGTGGGGCTGTCCGACACAGCCACGATGCTCTCGGGAAGGCGGTGGGTGTCCTCAGACTTCCCTACCCTGTCGCCGCTTCGCGACGACATCCCTCCCCATCAAGGGGAGGGAGGCCGCCTCAGACTTCCCCACCCTGTCGCCGCTTCGCGACGACATCCCTCCCCATCAAGGGGAGGGAGGCCGCGCGCCCGTGCGCATCTGCTCGGCCAGCCGGCGCGCGCGGGCGCCCACCTGGCGCGCCCAGGCGCTGTCCAGCATCGCCTCGGCCGCCCGCGCCCAGTCGCCGTTGTGGATGAAGGTCAGGGTGTGGGCGAAGCCCTCCAGGGCGGCGACGCCCATGTTGAAGGCCATGTTCGCCAGCACGTCCTGCCGCGCATCGTCCAGCCGCCGCCACCAGGGCAGCCGCCGGTCCAGCGCGCGCAGAACCCCAGCCACATCGTCCGCCAGCGCCGCCTCGGCCTGGCCCTCGGTCCACGCCAGCCCGGCGCGCACCTCCGCCCCGGTGTGGCCATAGCCGATGGTCCAGGGCGCGGCGCCGGTCAGCGGATCGGGATAGGCGGCCAGCCGCAATCCCTCATCGCGCCGCAGATCGGCGATGAGATCGGGTGTGGTCATCGGACCTCACAGGTTTGATGGGGCGGCGGTGTCGCGCCCCCTCCGGACGGCCGTCGCCTACCCCCCGAACAGCCCGCCGACCCCGGCCACCGCCGCGGTCACCGCGCCCTTCAGCCCCAGCGCCAAGATCACCGTCGCCGCCGCCACGCCCGCCAGCAGGCCGACGGCCTTGCTCTTGAGGCTGAGCAGGCCGCCGACCTCCTTCTTCAACGCCGCGACCTCGCCCACCAGGCCGGTGCCGCCCAACCCGTCGTCGCTGGGCTCGCCGATCCGCTGCGCCAACAGATCGTGCCCGCCCTTCATCTCGGCCAGGCGCTTCTCGATACGCAACAAGGCGCGAGCGCAGGCGTCATCGCCCTTCGGGCGCGGCCCGCGCGGGGCGGATCTGGGGGGCATGGCGGTCTCCGTGGCGTTTGAGGGAGGGCCGGTACTGGATCGGCTTGCCTCCCAGCTTTGGGCAATTTTTTGCGGCCGTTCGGTTAGAGTTTGGGCTTTGAGATTCGCCTCATCACAAGGCGCTGCAGCCCGCCGGTATGCTTCTCAAAGAGGAGGTAGACGCCGTAGGCGTAAGCCAGCACGACAGCCACGACGACTGTGTAGGCGGTGATCCCGAATAGGTTCAGCGGAAGGCGCGCGCCGCGCAGGGCGACCGACCATAAGAGACCAAAGAACGGCAGGTGCACGACGTAGAGCGTGAACGAGAATTTGGAGAGCTTCGCGCCCAGTTCCAGCAGGACGTTCGATTTCGGGTACATCGTGACTAGCGGCAGGAGCACGGGGAAGAAAGCCGCTCCAAGGATGAAATCTGCCGTCACACCCTCGAAGTTCGCGACCTTCTCCGCCACCAGGGTCATCGCGAAAACCGCGAGTGCTGCTCCGAGAAAAACGCGCCGAACAACCGGGTGCCAGCTCACCCTGAGGCCGAGGTGAAATGCGAGCGCGCCAAACAGCCAGATGATCCCGTAAAGGCTGATGGACGGCGGGCAGACTACCAATGCGGCGACAACGACCACAACGGAAGCGACGACGATTGGCGTCCGCGTTTTTCTGACGCCGGCTAGCAGGGTCAGGAATGGGAATAGGGCATAGTAGAACGCCTCGTTCGCCAGGCTCCAAAGCGGCCCGTTTGTTCCGAACGTCGGCACAATGATAGTTTGCAGAAAGAGGATATTGCCGAGGAAAGCCAAAATAGAATAACCTGCGATTTCAGTCCTATAATAGGGTGCTACCGATATGGGACCGACTGATCCACTATAAAAATCTGAATCGAACCAGTTGTGACCAATGAAGTCCCATGTGGCAGTCAATATTAGTGCAGGAATTAGAACGATCCACAGGCGGCTAAAACGCCTCCAGGCATAGGCCACCCAATCAATAGCATAACTTGACGCACGCTCGTCGCTCACCGATTTATAGATCACTAACCCGCTCAACAGGAAAAAGACGATTACGGCCTGATGGCCGAAACTTGTCAGCAGGAAAAATGCTCGCCAGAGTATATTTGAACCGTGATGGGCCGCCCAATCTCCGAACATATAGTGACGAACATGAAAGCCACAGACCGCAAGGGCGCTCAGACCTCTAACCAGCTCCAAATAATGCAATTTTTCCCGGCGGGGCAAATCCACGGCGGACAGTCCTTATTTGAGGCTCAAGCGCCGCGTTTAGCCGCCCTGCCCGCCGGAGGGCAGTGTTAAGTTGGTGTCGAGCGGTCAGGGCGTGATACTGCCTGCGCCTGGAGCTACCCGAATATGGCTGCATATTCCGGGGTGCGCTCAGGTGCCAATTGCACTTGTCTTCAGAAGGTATTGAAGATCAGCGCGTAGGCGCGTGCGAACTGGCTGGCGCCGGCGTTATTCTCATGGCGGTCATCGGCGGTCAGGCCGTCGGCGCTGGCTTGAGCGAAGCTACCGAAGGTCACCTGCGGATCGACGTAGGGGATGTTCAGGCTCGACGAGAGGCTCCGCAGCGTTGCGCCGTAGGTCTGCTGGCTGGCGATCGAGGCGTAGTTGGCTGGGTTGCTCTGCGGGCCTTCCCCCAGGATCGCGTCGCCGGTGAGCTGCACGTCGGCCACCAGGGTCGAAATGTTCGACGAATAGGCGGAGAGCGCGGTCGGAGCCGTCGAACCGCCAGCGGTCGTGCCGGGGTTCCAGTCGTTCACGCTGTGGGCGACGATGCCGACCACTGGCGACAGGGACTTGATGATGGTCTGGACATCGTAGTTGGGCGAATACGCCGTGTTGACCCAGTCCGTCGAGTTGGACCCGGCCCACGCCATGTTGATGATTTCCAGCGTCGGGCTGGCGGTGTTCCGGCAATAAGCGCCAACGATGAAAAGCGACGCCGATCCCGACGAGTTCGGAGTGACATTGAAGGTGCCGGTGGCCGTCGTGCTCCAGCCGAAGGTGGCCTTGTGGAAGCCGAGCGGCGCGGCGGTGTTCAGCGTCGTGCCGCCCGAGGTGGGCGCCGTGCCACTTCGGTCCAGCGTCACCGTCTGGGTGGTGGTGTTGGAGATGTACCAGAGGTCGCATTGATTGTACGCCAGCGACGTTCCGTCCGGGTTCTTCGGCGTCAGGCTCCAGGCGGTGTCGGCGAGGCTGCCAGGCCACTTGAAATATGAGCCGCCCGCTGTGTTCTGGCCGAGCGTCCAACCCGTCCCGGCGCTGAATTGCGTGTCGAAGGCGGCATAGGCCGCCACGCTGGCGTAGTTGCCCGCGCCGAACACGCCGGACGCGCTGGCGGGGATGCCCTTGGCGGTGAGCTGCGCCGCCAGCCGGAACGGCCAGGTGTTGAGGATGCTGGTCGCGCCGCCGCCGCGAGCGGTGCTGTCGCTGATGATCAGGACCGGGCCAGGCGCGGCCTGCCCGTTCTGGACGTTGTCCACCGCGATGCGCAGGTGGTGGGTATTAGCGACCGACAGATTGTAGACGCCGGCCTGCTGGAGCGTTGGCGTGACCGACGCACTCACAGCCGCCGGGACCGCGTGTGCTGACGGCGGGACGCCAGTCGCGATTAGACAGGCGGACCACACCGCCAGCAGGAATTTGCGCATCGACGGCCTCATTTCAGATTCGTGTAGGTGCAGCTCGCCGTTGTCCCCGCGCTGTTCACGGCGGTGACGGCGATCGGCCAGGTCTGGGTTCCCACGGCGGCGGTCCACGTCCCCGTGGAGCGGTCGAAATAGGTCACGGCCACGGCGCCGGCGACGGTGCAGACCGCCTTCAGCGAGCGCCCGGGATAGGGCGCCGGCGTGTCCAGGGTCAGGGCGGTCTCGCCGTAGAAGGCGCCGTTGTTCGGGTCCGGCGGGGCCACGAGCGAGCCGCCCGCCCCCGGGATCGGCGGCGGCGGAGTCAGGGTCTGGGCCGGCGCCCGGCCGCAGCCGAGGCACAGGGCGGCCGCGGCCAGCAGCGCGCGGGCGCCGCGGTTGCGAAGTCTCATCGGTCACTCCCATGGGTTGGTGAGGTCAGCTGCTGTGGGCGACGATGACCACCAGGCCGTTCGCGCCGTCGGAATAGGACGTGGTGCTGGCCCAGCCGCCGCCGCCGAGGCCGGGGCTGGGGCCGTTCGGCGCGGACGCAGACGAGCCGCTGTAGCCGCCGCCGCTTCCCGCCGAGGCGCCGCCGTAGCCCGCGCCCGCCGTGTCGCCGGCCGAGCCGTTGGCGCCGGTCCCGCCGCTGTAGCCGCCGCCGCTGCCGGCCGAGCCCGCCGCCGCCGCCGCCCCGCCATAGGCGGTGAGGCTGAGCTGGGTGCAGGTGGTGTTGCCGCCGGCGTTGAAGATGGTGTCGGGCGGGTGGAAGCCGCCCAGGCCGCCGCCGCCGCACGCCCCGCTCCAGGTGGTCGAGCCGGGCGTCACCGCGCTGTGCATCGAGGTGAAGCCCCCGCCGCCGCCGGCATGGGGCGAGACCGCGCCCCGCCCGCCGCCGCCGCCGCCCCAGAGGTAGATGGTGGCGTAGGGCAGCGCGGTGGACGGGAAGCTGTAAGACCAGGACGAGGCCGCGCCGGCGTAGAGAATGCTGCCATCGGCCGGTGTGTTGATGCCGATCCAAGCCCCGCCGTGACGCTGGTAGAAGACGCCCGTGGCGTTGTCGAACCAGAAGGCCCCGTCCAGCACCGACCCGAGCATGGCTGGGTCGGTCCCGCCGAGGAAGGTCTGGTTGGCCGTGGCCACCAGTTCGCCACCGTAGGCGGTGTTGCCGTTGGGGCTCGTTCCCGCCGGGTTGGTGGCGGGCGTGATCGGATAGGCCACGCAGTCGGCGAGGCTCTGAGCATGGCCCCAGGCGTTGAAGCTCTGAAACTTCACGAAAGCCGACAGCCCCGCCTGACTGGGCAGCCAGGGCAGCACGATGGGCGCGCCGTCCAGCCGCACGAAGGGCGCGCCGGCGCTGTGGCTGGCGATGGCCGTCCCCTCGACGCCCCGGCGGATATAGCCGGCCAGGTCGTAGCGGTTCGCGGCGGTCAGCGTCGCACCGGAGAAGCTGATCAGCTCGTTGTCCACCAGGCAGAGCGTGCCCGCGCCGTCGGCCACCGCGTCGGCCGCGGCGGTCAGTTCGCCGCCCGACGGGCCGAGATCGACGGAGCAGGTGTTGGCGGTGTCCGGATCGGCCCCCACGGCGAAGGTCGCCGTGAGGGCGCCGAAACGGGCCGCCCCCGCGGCGAGGTAGCCGCCCGCGTCCGTCACCTGTTCATAGGTCGAGCCGCCGTCCAGGCTCACCCAGACGTAGGCGCCCGCCCAGTCCGGTCCGCCCGCCACCGCGGCCCAGGTCTCCAGGCCGCCTCGGGTGATCACGCTGGGCGGATTGAAGATCAGCGGCCCGGCGGCCGCCGTGGTGGTGGACGCATAGGGCCGGCCGGCGAGGCCCTGATAGACCTGCGCTCCGAAGGCGTAGAGGCCGCTGGCGCCGTCGCCGGCGAAGCTGGCGGCGCCGCTGTTGTCGGCGACGTTGATCTGGGCCGTGATCGTCGTGGCCGCGATCTGCGCGGTCAGCCACACGAGACACCAGCCGGAGCCGAGGCTGCTGATCCCGCAATCGACCAGCCGGCCCGAACCGCCGGTCCCCGTGCCGGTGATCGCCGCCGCGGAGAGATCGACCTGGACGCTGGCCTGATCGGCCCCGCCGGCGTCGTCCAGGGTGAGGATCGCGCCCGCGTATCCGGCCGCCTTCAGATAGACCTGGAAGGTGTAGTTGGCCCCGCTGAAGGCGGCGAGGCTCTGGGACACGTCGTGGACGGCGCCCGCCGTGGTGGGCGTCAGCTTCTGGGCGTCGGCCGCGCCGGTCAGCGGGTTGGCCGCGGCCCCGGCGGTGATCGCCAGATCGAACGCCGTCCAGGCCGTGCTGGTGAAATCCGCGCTCCGCAGCAGCAGATTGGCCTCGACCCCGCCCGGATCGACGCCGTGGTTGGCCTGAGTCCCCTGCCCGGTCTGCATCGCATAGAGCGGGGTGTGCGAGACCCCCACCGGGAAATCCTCGGCGATGACGGCGAGCCGGTACTTCTCGTCCTCGTCGATCTGGATGATCCGCACCGGATAGGCCGAGAGCCCCAGGCCCGCGTCGGTGATCTCGACGATGTCGCCGGGCTCCAGCAGGGCGTACATCCAGCCGAGGGTGAACCTGTACTGGGCGCGGACGTAGAGCGTGCGCTGCAGGTAGAGCTGGGCCGAGATCGCCGCCACCGCCGGATCGCAGATGCAGTGGACCGTGTCCGGGTCCTTCCGCCGCATGCCGTATTGGGCGACGTTCGCCGCGTCGGAGGCCAGCGCGATGCCCATGTTGTACTGGTTGGTCCGGTCGAGATACTCCAGCTGGACCACGTTCCAGGCGTCGGACTGGTCCTGGATGTCGGCCTGCACCGGCGCCTTGCCGTCCTCGCCGGGGACGAAGGCGTCGTCGTCCAGGGCGTAGACCGGCGTGAGGTTGGGCGTGTAGGTCTTGCCGTTCCCGCTCAGCGCCGTGTCGCCATAGGGGATGAACTTCAGCACCCCCTCGGACCAGACGCAGGTGGAATTGGTCGCCTTGAAGAGTTCCGTGAGGAAGGCGCTGGCGCTGGTCTGCTGGTCGATCACCGGCGAGACCAGCAGGCCGGCGGCCAGGCAATAGGCCTGGTAGGACCCCGCCGCCGTGGTCAGGCTGGCCGTATCCAGCAACCCCGCCGCCCAGCCCGGCACGCCGTAGCGGCCGTTGCCGAAGAAATCCGCCACCACCCGCGAGGGGTCGGCGTCCTTGGTCCCGCTCACCCCGAACGAGGTCAGGCGCTGGACCTCGAAACTGTGGTTCGGCGTCGTCGCCCCGCTGTCCAGCGGATAGTTGGCGGCGTGGCAGATGGCGAGGCCCGAGTAGCCGATCGCGTGGTCCGGGTGGTTGGTGGTGAGGTACGGCCACGGCGACTGGCCCACGGCGCCGGTGCTCAAGGAAAGGCCCGCCTGCGTCAGGGCGGTGGTCGTCCCGTCGGTCAGCACCTTGCCGTTCACATAGATGATCGAGATCCCGTCGATCGGCCCTTCGCACACCGCCAGGATCACGCTCGCCGAATAGGAATAGCCGGTGACGGTCGAGCCGCCCTTCCCCGACGCCGCCGCCTTCTGCGCCACCGACTTGAAGTCGAGATAGTCCACCAGGTTGCACTTGCAGCGGAACGTGCCCCACCCCACCGGGATGTTGACGCCCAGCGCCGAGGTCTGCACCTGCAACCCGGCATAGCGGGTGATCACCGCCGCGGCGGACCTGCCGGCCATGGGAACCTCGCTGGGTTTGGGGCGCCGTCCGCGGCCCTCGCCTCGCCGCCGAAACGGCGAGGGGGACGATGGCGTGGTGGGGCGGGCTTGGGGCGGCTAGCTCAGGCCTGAAGGTCGCCCGGCGCGTACCGCTTACGGAATCCACAGTTGTTGCACCGGACGAACCCCGGCCGCGAACGGCGGAACTGATGTCCGGACAGGAGGCACCGCAAGAACTGCATCGGCCTGAAACGCATGGCCGCAACATCGCTACGGCTTTACGGCGGCGCCAAGGCTTTTGCGCCGTTCGCCCCCCTCACCAGTTCCGCAGCGTAAAATAGCGTCTGGGTCCGCCGATCAGGCCCACATCCTGGCTCAGATCGCACAGCGTCACCATCCGCTCGTTGACGGCGGCATGGACGCCCAGCGGCCAGTCCAGCACGATCACCCCGTGGCTGAACACCCGGCCGATCTTGCACAGCACCAGATCCCCCGGCTTCACCTCGGCGTGCGTGATCTCCCGCGCGAACCGCTCGACGATCGGCGCGAACCGCTCCTGGTCGCGGTGGATGTGCCAGTCGCGCGGATAGTCGCCGGTGTCGAACGCCTCCACCAGGCCGCACGCCTGGTAGACCGCCAGCGGGAACTGGGCGCAGTCCACGCCGACGCCCTTGACCTTCTGCCGGTGCGCCCAGGGCGTCCGCAGCCAGGTCCGCGCCTCGGCGACCACGGCGGCGCGGCCTTGCGCCTCCGCCAAGGAAGATGGTCCACGAACCTCACGAACCTCGCGAACGGGTTCGGTGCTGGCCGGAGCTTCTTGCGGCGAAGCCGCGACATCTGAAGGGCGCTGCGCGCCGGGACGTGGCGCCGCACCCTCTTGTTCGTGTCTTTCGTGAGGTTCGTGGACAGAAAACGCCTTCATACCCCCGCCCCCGAAATCGCCGGCGGCGTGAACGGCTGGCCGCGGAAGCGGATCAAATTCCCCTGCGCCGTGCAGTCGGCCATGGTCAGCAGGCAGCCGCGCACCGCGTTGAACGCATCGCCCACCGCCGGCGCCTCCGGGAAGCCGAACGCGAAGCCGAACGCGCCGTTGGCGTGGGTCGAGCCCTGCACCGCCCGCGAAATCCCCGCGTTCGCCCCGGAGGTGAAGGTCACCGTGCCCTTGTCGAAATAGTGGTCGGGATTGGTGAGGTTGCTGGTGAAACCCACCGTGGACGGGGCCGACGTGTTGGTCACGGTCCCCGAGACGTTGGTGGGCGAGAGGCCGCAGTCGGCGTCGTAGTGGGTGTTGAGGCACCCGGCCTGGAACACGTCCGGGCCCATGCTGACGTTGAGCAGCACCGTCCAGGCCGAAACCGTGAGGGTGAAACCGGACCGGGCGAGGCTCTTCAGCTGCGTCACCCGTCCCGAGAAGGCGATCACCGCCCCGGTGACGGCGTAGGGCGGCGCCCACGACGGCAGGAACGCGCGGTAGAGCACCACCGTCGCCCCGTCGAACCCGCGGCCCTGCGCGAACGGGATCAGCGGCGCGCCGTTGATCAGGTCGCCGGCGCCGGCCGAGACCTTCACGTCCAGGGTGGCCACCTCCAGCCCCAGCTTGGTGCTGATCTTGCCCCGGTCGAGCCCAGGTCCCGCGAGATAGGTGTGGCCGGCGAAGTTCAGCGGCGCGCTGACCCCGGCGCCGTGCCAGCGGATCACCGTCCCGCCATTGAGCGTGATCGCCCACAGGTCGGCCATCTGGAAATCCTGGCCGCCGTTCAGCAGCGCGAGGGTCGCCCCGGGCGTCCCGTTGTCGATCGGCGTCTTCATCTACAACCCCCGTCATCCCGGCCTCGAGCCGGGATCTCGTTCAGGACTTGGCGTCAGCGAGGTCCCGGACAGCCGCTTGCGCGGCTTCCGGGATGACGGCCCCTTTAGGGCCGCAGCGAGGTGAATTTCAGGGCCTTCCCGCTCCACAGCTGGCTGACGATCTGGGCGAAGGTCAGGTCGTCCTGCGTGAAGCGGCAGCCGAAGTAGAAGTAGCCGTACCAGGCGAGCGCATGGCCGATCGCCGGCGCCGAGGCGAAGGTGACGACGCCGTTGGAACTGAAGCTGTGCGCGCCCGCCGCCGCGCCGTTGTCGAGCAGGGTCGGCGCATAGACGCCGTAGACCGGCTCGACGAAGCTGCCCAACGGCCGGGTGAGCTGGAACGCGGTGGTGGCGCCATCGCCGGTGGCGAACTGCCAAGGGCTCGCCGAGGCGATCTGACAGTCTGTCGGATCGACGAACAGCCAGGGCCCGAACTGGCCGGCCATCGCGTTGAAGAACTCCCACAGCACCCCAAGCTCATCGGCGCTCGGCCGGTGGCGCACCACCTCGTACTGCAGCTCGAACTGCCACAGCGGTGAGGGCCAATAGGCCGTCCGTCGCTCCCGGCCCGACGCCGTGCGGATCACCTCCGTCGACCATTTGGGCGCCTTGCTCACCGACACCGCCTGGCCCGGCAGGAACGGCAGCACCGGCAGGCCTTGCACCCCCGACCAGATGCCGCTCGGCAGGGCGGAAAGAAACGAAGGCGGAACATAGGGTGTGATGGACACGCTTCGCCCCTCTGGAGTTCGCAAGCGCGCCTGGATGGCGCTTCAAAGAGCGGGCGTGCCCGGCTGGCTGGCCGAGAACGCCGGCCCACCGGCGTCGCCGGCGCCCTAACCGCGGAACGGACTGGCCGCGGTGGAGGTCCAGCCGCCCCGCACCGCGCCGTGGATCTGGTCCATCAGCACGTCGCGATGCCGGCTGAGCACCTGCTCCAGCTCTCCGCGCCCCATGTTCGGCCCGCCCTGGATCACTGTGTCGCCGAAGCTGAACGAATGGCCGCCGCCGCCGCCCCAGGGTTCGCGGCTGGCCAGCATGTCGCGCATGGGATTGGCCAGCCTCGCCGGCAGCACCATCTCCTGCGCGTGCAAGCGGGTGAGCGGATTGACTCCCACCGGCACATCGAAGCCCTGCGCGGCGCTGGCCAGTCCCTCGAACGCCATCACCCCCGCATAGGCTGTCCCGGCGGCGATGACGCCCCACAGCGGCGCGGGCGGTATGCCGGCCATCGCCCTGTAGGCCGCGCCGGCCGCGGCAGCCGCGTCGCTGGCGATATGCTTCAGATTGGCCTCGGCGTTGATCCGCACGCTCTGCGCCGCCCCGGCCTGCTGCGCCGCCACGGTCGCCGCCGCGCCCGCCTTGCTGGCGGTCAGCTTCTGCACCTCGCCCATCAGCCAACGTTCGACGATCTGGTCGACGAACTTGACCAGGTCGTTGACGATGATCTGCCCCATCGACCGCATGACCTCGGCGAAGCTCTTTGTGCCCTCGGCCATCTGCATCAGGCCCCGGCTGAAGGACGGGACCAGCTGATCGATCCACGACCGGAAACTGGACTCGATCCGGCTGGAGGCGTCGTTGGTCGCCGCCACGGTCTCAGCCATCGCCTTGTGGTGCGAGGCAACGATCTGCTTGTCGGCGTCTTCGGCGGCCTCGACCTGGGCCATCTGGGTCTTGGCGGCGGCGTCGGCGACCTTGTCGTCGTCCTCGCTGACTTTCTGGCCGCCCCCGGCGTTGTCCGCCAGACCCCCCGAAGGGTCGAGGATCGTCGCGCTTTTCTTCGCATCCGCGCTTGCCACGCTGAGCCCAGCTGTTTGCGCCGCCCATTCCGCGATCGCGCTGGCGGCCGCCAGCGCCGCTTCGGTGATGAGGCGGGCCACGTCCGCCACACCTTCACCCGCCTGCGCCAGACCAGCGAACCCGTCGGCGCCGGCTTCTCCCGCCGCCCGCAATCCGGCGGCCAAGGCGCCGAACCCGGAAAAGCCGCTCTTCAGCCCCTCGCCGAGCTGGCCGACCGACTTGCCGACGGCGTCCATCTTCGGCGCGAAATCGCCCAGCGCCGACTTGACCTGATTGACGCCCTGCACCGCGCCGCTGGCGTCCGCGCCGAAGGTGATCTGGAGGTCGGTGTCGGACATCACGTCCTCCTTGGCGGGGCGAATGGATCGGCGGTCTCGTCACGAGGCGCGGGAACGACCTCCCCGCCCGGGAAGGCCGCCAGGAAGTTCGCCAAATCCTGCCCGTCGAGCAGCTCCGGCGAGGCCCTGCCCTTTCGCAATCCGAGATACGCCGCCGCGGAGATGTAGATCGGCGGCCCCTCCCGGCCCCAATGGCGCAGCAGCGCGCCGTAGCGGCGCAGGTTCCAGGTCTGCTCGACTAGATCCCAGTCGGCGCTGCCAAGGCCGGCGAGGATGGCGCAGATGAGGTCGTCGAAGTCGCCGTCGAAGGGCTCGCCGCCGCCTCCGACGGCGCCGGTTCCCCCGCGGCCAGGCCGATCTCCACCATCAGCGCGTTGATGAATGGCCTGAGGCCCGGCATCTCGGCCGGCGTCAGCGCCTCCTCCAGCTCGCCCAGCGTGACCAGCCGGTCGGAGCCCACCGTGATCAGGCCAAGGATCGCCTCGACGCTGACCATCGGATCGGCCGAGGCCTGCACCGCGGCGATATAGCTCCAGGCCGCCTTCAGCCGCTTGAAATTGGGCAGGGTGACCTGATGGATCATCCCGCCGATGGTGACCGCCGCCATGCCTCACCCCGTCATCGAATAGTTGAATACATTGCCCGAACCGTCGTCCTGGGCGCTCATGTCGATCTGCGGCAGGCTGAAGTCGTCCAGCTTCAGCGGCAGGCTGAGCTTGGGCGCCTGCACGGCCGGGAAGTTGAGGAACAAGGATCGCACCACCCCGTCCGAGCCCTTGAACCGGTTCACCAGCTGCACCGAGAACACCACGCCGGAGCCCATCAACTGGTTGCTGAACGCCAGCTTGGTCCCGGTGCCGCTCGAGCCGTAGGTGTAGCTGATCCGCACCGCGTGGGCGGTGTCGGCGGCGGCGAAGGTGTACTGGCCGGTCGCCACGTTGACCGCGTACTGGCCCGCGGCGGGCGCCGAGGCCACGCGGGTCTTCCAGAGCCCGGCGGTGACGTCATAGACGCCGAGATCCTGCGAGAAGGTGGCGCCGTTCACCACCGTCACCTGATAGGGCGTGCCGGGAATGGCCGCCGCCTCGTCGATGGAGTTCAGCGTCTCGCCGGCGGTGGTGCTCAGGCCGAAATAGATGTTGTTGAACAGGGCCGGATCGACCACGCCCACCGTGGCCCTCAGGTCGATCTTGGCCTTGCCCCTGGCCTGCTCCAGGGCGAACTGGTTCGAGCCATAGAGCGGCTTCAGGTCGTAGCTGAAATCGACGCTGACGTCCTGCAGCCGGCCGAAGCGCGTGGGCGTGGGATTGCTCCCCTGGGGCGTGGCGAACAGGAAGCCGACGCCGAAGACGGATTGAGCCATGGCTCAGATCTCCTTCAAGATTGCGGCGACGATCTCGCCGAGGCGGCTGTTGAGCTGGTCCCAGGTCGCCGCCGACTGGGCGATCGGGCCGTTGGAAAGGCCGTTGCGGATGATGGCCGCGAGAATGACGGCGCGATCGGGCGCGATTGCGCGATCCGAGGCCGGGGCCTCGGAGGGTTCGTCAGCCATGCGGCCTCCCTAGGGAACGAGGATCTTGATCGGGACGACGATCAGGGTCTGGCCGTCGAGGTCGCCCTGGAACTTCTGGATGCGGCCCTCGATCCAGCACTTGTGGACCAGGCCGCCGAGGGTCTGCGCCCAGGCCGGATCGGTAAGATCGACGAACAGGGCCTTCACCGCCTCCAGGATCGCATTGGTGGTGCTGGCCGGGATCGCGTCGTCGTCCTTGCCGGCCTGGTGGTAGATCAGCCAGCTCGCGCCCAAGGTGGTGATCGCCGGCTGGCCGGTCACCTGGGTCACGCTCTCGTCGGTTTCGGCCTGGCAGAGCGCCGGCTGGGCGGGCAGGTCCTCGAAGGTCTTCACCCGCCGGGCGCTGAAGGCGAGCGCGCCGCCCGGCGACCAGGTGAGGCCGGCGGCCAGGTCGAACAGGGCCTGATAGATGGTCTCGGCGCTCATCCCCGGCCTCCCATCTGTCGCGCGACCGCGTCCAGCACCGCCGATTTGATCTGGCTGTCGATGACCTGGGCCATCTCCGCCAGCGAGGCGCGCAGGTAGGAGCGCTCGGGAATGCGCGAACCTGGATGATGCACGATCGTGGCGAACACCTCGCCGCCGCCGGCGACGAAGGCCAGCGCCTTGGCCCTGGACGGCAGGATGTCGTGCGGCGAGGTCGCGCCGCCGTACTCCTGGATCGCCGCATATTTGAGATCGCCGCCGGAGTAGATGCGGGTGACCACCCGCTCGCCCTCCACGGCCGGCCCGCCAAGGCAGATCGAGGCGGCCAGCGCCCCGCTGCGAGGCCGCAGCACCTCCCCACCGGCTTTCCGCCGCGCGAGAGCCAGCAACTGGTCGGCGAGGCCGGCGGACTTGGCGGCGATGGCGGCGCGGACGGCGCCTGGGAGGCCGTCCAGCCGCGCCGCCAGCGCCTCGCCGCCCCGCAGCGTGACGCTCAGCATCAGAACGGCGCCAGCACCTGGTAGGGCGCCAGCAGCGCCTTCACCGTGGCGTTCATGTCGGCCTGGCTGAACGCCACCACCTCCTGGCCGCCGAGACTCTTCGACGTCAGGCCGATCCGGTCGCGCCGCCGGAACGCCTCGCCCGCCAGCTCCGTGGCCGCCTGCGCGAGGTCGGGCGGGGCCGAGACGTAGCCGGCGGTGTAGGTCACCACCACCGGCAGGCCGAGCGGGAAGCGCTCGCCGATCAGTCTCAAACTCCGGTCGTCGAACAGAATGCCGCTGCTCAACGCCACCGGATCGGCCATGGCGGTGATGGTCCGGCCGGCGAAGGCCACGCTCGCCACCGCGGTGATCGGGAAGTTCCGCAGCAGCATCGCCGAGCGGCCGTTGCCGCGATAGGTCTCGACGTAATCCGCCGACAGCACCTGCCGGTCGAGATAGTTCCCCACGAACGACGAGACGGCGCTGATCAGCGAGGCGATCAGATCGTCGGTCGCGGTCCCGCTGATCCCCAGCCACGATTTCACGGTGGCGAGGTCGGTCAGATCGCCGGCGGCCATGGTATGTCCCTTCAGATAGTCTCCTCCCCCGTGAAACGGGGGAGGTGGCGCGCGGCGCATCGCGCCGAGTGTCGGAGGGGGCGCTACGGCGCCGCCCTCACCCCTTTGCGATGTTGGTGATCACGCCCATGGCGAACGGCGCATAGACCGCCAGCACCTCCTCGACATAGACGCCCTTCTGCCGCTGGCGGGTCACCGGCGGCCAGTCGATGGCGTAGTAGTCCTGGCGGCACTTCACCTCGGCCACGTTGGGCACCTCCGAGGACTGGTATTGCGCCGGCAGGTTCTCCGCCCAGCCGATGATCGTCCCGGGTGGCACGAAGGGGTGGATCTTCACCGGGATGCGCAGGCCGCCGTCCAGCAGGAAGGGATTGTAATAGGTCGAGATCGCCCCGCCCGCGTCGAGCTGGTAGCCGCCGCCATCGGGGTCCTGACGGTAGCTCAGCAGCGGCCCCGAGCCCGACGACAGCACCTTGTCGGTGATGTTGCGCAGCTGCTGGCTGTTGACGAACAGCACCGTCGGCGAGACCTGATAGCTGTCCCACATCGCCTGCAGCATGGCGTCGATCTCGTTCACCGAGCCGCGCCCCGAGGCGGTCAGCGTGGTCCCCGCCCCCGCCGTGCCGGTGGCGAGCGCATTGACATAGGCGTTGCTGCCGGACTTGAGCGCCGTGGTCAGCAGGCCGTCGAACCCGAGCGAATTGGTCGAGGAGTCCGCCGTGATCGCGGTGGCCGCCTGCTGACCGCCGGCGAGCGGCGCGGCGAACGTGGCCGAATTGATCGTGGTGATCGCCTGCAGCGTCTCCGACCCGGCGGTCCCCACGTACCAGGCGTAGCCCACCGCGCCCTGCAGGGCCGTCACCGTCGCCGACAGGGTCTGGCCCAGCGTCACCGCCTGGGTGGCGTTGGACGACTTCATCGACGAGCCGCCGTTGACCGTGAAGGTCTTGCCGTCCGCGCCGGTGACGGTCTTGGAGGTCGCCACCCCACCGGCGAGCGACGAGTTGCGATAGCCCTCCAGGGTCAGCGCCACCACGATCACCGAATAGGTGGCCGACGGCAGGGTGGCCCCCGAGCCCGCCGCCGCCAGGGCCGGCGTCGCCGGCGTGCCGAGCGCCAAGGAGTTGTTGCCCGCCAGGATCGCCATTTCCTCCTTCAGCATGGTCTTCTGCAGCAGGCGCATGGCCATGGTGGCCTGGATGTCCTCGAAGCCCACCGCGGCGTTGATCGCCTCGAAGGTCACCGAGTCTTCCTCGCCGAGGGTCACGTACGACGCCGACTTGCTGGCGGTGGAATAGCTCATCTGGCCGGCCCGCTGCCCCTCGGCCACCCAGCCGATCGAGTCGTAGCCCGAACCGATCAGCGAGCTCACCTGGCGCCAGTTGGTCGCCGTGCCGCCCGCACCGCTCACCCGCGGCACCCGGTTCCGGAGCGGCGTGGAGGTCGGATAGAGGTTCTTGGCCGGCGCCTGCAGGTCGTAGGCGACGAGGCCGGTGGCGGTGGAGATGGACTTCTCCAACCGATCCGGATCGACCCCGGCCTGGGCCAGAATGGTGCGGGCGATGTCCTCGCTGGGGCGGGACATGGCCTGGACGAAGTCCTTCTTGAGGTCGTCGGGCGAGTGGGCGTGAATCATCGGGGATGCTCCTTCTGTCGGGGCATGGCGAAGCGGCCGCGTGGACCGCGAGAGGTGGTGAAAAATGGATGGGTGGCGGCGGCGGCGAGAGCCCCCTCCACCCCTGCGGGGTCCCCCTCCCCCTGTGGGGGAGGAGATTCGACGCCGTGCCTTTCGCTCTCCTCCCCCCTTGGGGGAGGGGGACCGCGAAGCGGTGGAGGGGGCTCTCGCCCCCCCAAAAACCTGACGGCTCAGCCCACCGCGATGGGCGACCGCAGCGCCGCCTTCATCAGCAGATGCGCCCGCTCGTCCGGCGTCAGGGCGGCGAAGGCCTGCTGCGCCTCGGCCGGGCTGAGCCGGTCGGCGGCCGTCGGTGGGTCGGCGTCCTCCGCCTTGCCGATCGCGCGCGCGTGGGCGCCGGCGGCGGTCTTGGGCGGCGCGGGCGCGGCGGCCAGGCGCTCGATCATCGCCGAGTGGGTCTCCAGCCGACGTTCCAGCGCCTCCAGCCGCGGCAGGGCCTTGGCCAGGTCGTCGTCGAACAACGCCTTCTCCAGCTCGGGGCAATTGGCCGGATCGCAGGCCGCGCCCAGCGCCGTCAGGGCGTCGTGCGCCGCCTGCAAGGTCGCCGGATCCACGCCGAGCAGCGCGGCCAGCCGCCCCGCCAGATCGTCGTTCGCGGGCTCGGCGTCGTCAGGATCGTCGGCGTCCGGCGCGTCATCGGGTTCGTCGCCGGATTCCTCGTCGTCCGTATCATCCGCTTCGTCTTGCGAGCCATCGGCCTCGGCCGGCGCCGCCTCGTCCAGCAGCGCGGCCCGAGCCTTGGCCACATAGTCCTTCCAGGCGCCGGGACGCCCGGCGGCCCTGGCCATGGCCGCGGCGCGATCCTTCACCGCCGCGTTGTCCGGCGTGGCCGCAACCTCCGCCACATCAGCCTTCCACAGATCGATCACCGCTTCGGGATTGGCCGGCCGGTCCACCAGGCTGATCTCGCTGAGCCGGATCTTGGTGATCACCGTCGGATCGGCCGGATCGCGCGCCAGCACCTTGCCGCCGATGGAAAAGCCGGAATAGGTCTTGGACTTCACCTTGGCCACCGCCACCGGATCGACCACGTGCGCCACGATCCGGGTCGCCCCGTCCGCGTCCACGTCGGCCTCCAGGGTGCGCCCGGCCGCCGAGGGCTGGTGCATCTCGCGCAGCGCCGGATAGCGGGCATAGTCCGGCAGGGCCGCCTTCATCGCCTCCGGCCGGACGATCTCGCCGGCCTCGTCGCGAGTCCCGCTCGAGGCCACGCCATAGACCTTCAGCGTGCCGTCGGGCTGGTCTTCGATCTTGGTCAGTTCGCCGTAGAGGCGCACGCGGTCAGGCTCCAGGTTGCGGATTTGCGGCGGACGCGAGCGGCGCGGCGGCGGCGCCATAGATCCGCGCCGTCTCGCCGCCCGGCACGGGGCCGAGCCCGCGACGCGCGCGCACCTCGTTGATGGTGGCCGAGCCGTTGCGCAGGCCCCGGTCGTCGATCTCGGACTGCTGGACCGCGTCCACCTGCGGCGCATCCTCCCAGGCGAATTCCAGGCCGGTGACGCCGAACTCGCGGGCGTTCACCTCGTCGATCAGCCGCTTCACCCACAGCTTCAGCGGCGCCAGGCCCTCCTCCACGCTGCGATCCTGATCCTCGCCGGCGGTGGCGCGGTTCATCTGCCGCACGAACGGCGTCGGCGGCAGCGAGAAGGCGAAGGCCACGATCCGCGCCAGCCACTCGTCGAAGTCGTCCTTCAGCGGCGGGTCCTTCAGCGCCTGGTAGCGCGCGCCGGCCGGCGTCCAGATCAGCCGCGCCCGCTCGGAGGGCTGGCCGCTCAGCTGGGCGTTCAGCCACAGCTGCAGCTCGCGGATCTGGCTGGGCCCCCACCCTTCCGGCGCATTCAGCAGGCCCGCCGGCGCATTGCCCTCGGTGAAATAGGCCAGCTGGGCGGCCTGGCGGCTGACCAGGGTCTGGATCGTCACCACGATCTGCTCCACCGGCGAGAAGCCCAGCACATGGCCCGGCCGCCGGTTGCGCGGCGCATAGAGCAGGTCGTCGGTGGTGAGGTCGGCCCACACCCGGCCCTTGATGATCTGCTGATAGGCCGGCTCCGGCGGCAGGGGCGCCCGGCCGGTCTCGTCCACCAGCACCTTGATCGTATCGCCCGGCACCACATCCAGCCCGATCAGCCGCCCGGCCCGATCGCGCCGCAGCTCGAACGCCGGCGCATCGATCGCCAGCAGGTCCTCCACCGCCAGGCGCAGCCAGGTCGCGAACGCATTCACCCCATCCGGCCGGCGCCAGAACCGCGTCAGCCCGGCCAGGGCCGCCTCCGTCGCACCGCCGCTCGCGGCCCCCGCCACCGGCGCGAACCGCCAGTTCAGCGCCTCCAACTGGTCCTTCCGCGTCTCGATCGCCAGCCGCACCAGCTCCACATTGGCGAAGGCCCGCAGATGCCCGAACCCGAAGGGCTCGCTGGCCCGGGGCGTGATGCTGGTGTTGACCCCCACCGGGAAATCCCACACCCGCACCGGCTCGGCCTGCGGCGGCGCCAGCGGCTGGCCAGGCGAAAACGTCGCCGCCGACACTGCCGGCCCCAGGGGACCGTACTGCGCCTGCCAGGACATGGACGTGCGGAAACCGCCGGATGGGGGCATGGATCACTCCTGGATGGTGTTTTTAGGAGGTGCCGCTATTGCTGCCACCGATCGACGCTTCAGAGCGCGCCTATGAGGGCGGCTTCGAATTTGGCTGCAACACTCGCCAGCGCCGGACCCCAAGCATGCAGCGAGGATTGGGTAGTTTCAACAGAAAGGATTCTCGTCGGCCACTGCTTTTGGAGGGACCTATATTCGAGTCTGACCTTATTTGGTCGGCAAGGTTCGGTAGATCATGAGTGGCGTCACAGCGTACGTGTCTGCTGGTCTCCCGACGATCTTTCTAATCATTCCAGACACTCCGCCTGAGGCCCTGGTCAGACCTTCGGGGCTAGTAATGGCCGGCGCATTCGGCACCGCTTCCTCAGCAGTAGGAACGGCCGCCGGGGCCTCCTCCGGGGGCGGGTCGCGCCGAGCGTCGAGTAAACCAACTACAGTCCACTCGCCGGGAATTGTGGGCCCATGAGTGATCGCAAGCTCGTCGTACGACATAATCATTCCCTCCTCGCGAAGCACTCCCCAAATTCGACCATGCTCGCCCTCTAAAACCATCTGCGGACGTAGAGGCAGGGAGGTGACCACGCCCCATATCAACTCAGCGGCCTGCTTTCGCAATTTCTGCTTATCCGCAGCATTCTTTTTATTATACTCTTCTGTTGTGACGCCCAGATTGTTTATGGTCTGGATATAATCTGTATTCGCGTCATTAGTGATTCTACCTCGGATTGCCCTGTCTTTCAATACTTCGAGAAGCAGCCGGTAGTCATGGAAAGCTACGCTACCCTGGCAAATTATTATCTGTCCCAATGAAGCATTAGAGATATCTCTCTCGATCAAATCTTGCGCAAGATCAAGAAATCTAAGGGGCGCTAGCCATTGAGGGTCGAATTTTCGAATAAGGGTTAGATTTTCACCTTCCTTATAGTCGCCCTTGACAACCGCTACGCTCAAAGCGCCGGTTGCCTCAGAGGAGGTTCCGGCCTGACGTAGCATCTCAGTGAGAACGCCGTTGTTCCCTCCGTCTAGCTGAGAAATCAGTACCCCGATGCGCCGCGCATCGACATACAGGAAGTCACAAACGGAATCGGCCTTTTCGCGGGCGCGCGCCATCTTCGATCTCCTGGCGCGTTTCCTTAATACGTTTCTCTACGCGCTTCTGACCGTCTAGCACGTCCTTGGCGATCTTTTCAGCAAGCTCCTTGGGATCGGTGCGGATAAACCGCGCCAAGGACTCTTTGAAGGGCATGACCTTCGGCTCCTTCTTGCGCTTCTCCGTCATGCAATCTGCGCCTTGTAGGTCAACTGGCCCCGTGCCCGCGATAACGGCGTTGGAGCGCTCGCCTTCGCCATTTCCCGTCGATTGTAGCGCCACGACATCTCATCGACATAGCGGGAAAGTTGCTTGAGGCTGACCCAGTGGCGAATGCCGATGATTTGGCGCTACAGGACTGCCCACACGCCCTCAACCGAGTTAACGTAGGCCAACAAGCGAAGGGCTGGTGCCAACTCCCGGCGGCGGCCCGTAACAATGAAATGGCTATGCGTCGAACAGCCGCGAGCGCTGCATCAGTTCCAAAGTCGACTGAAGGCAGCTAAAGTGACGAATCCACCGCCGATCAATCCGAACCAAAGACTGGCGTTCAGTCCCTTGGACCGGTTTCTGTCTTCCTTGATGTTGAATGCAACAGCATCTTCAAAATAACCAGCCGCCCAGCTTCTGGCGTCCGCAATTTCGAATTTCTCCAATTTAGTGGCCGCCCACCACCAGGAAGCTTCGATACCTGGAACATTCTGCTTGCCAGACCGCACGCCAGAAAAGGCGCATGCGGCCCCGATCACGAAGAATGCGCATGACATAGCGGCGAATAGCTTTGTTTGGCTTCCGGCCGTCTCGACCGCGAGAAGCGATCCGGCGAGCGCGGCGGCGGCCAGGAGAAAGGCAGCGGCCTGGGTCGCTCGTTGGTCAAGAGCCGCCCCCGAGAGTTGTAGACTCCGCACCTTCTCTTGGGCAAGCTCCACCACCATGGTCGATACTGGCTCGGTGAGTCTGTAGGCTGCTTGCTTTGCCTTGTCTCTTGGGGAGGGCTCAATGGCTGGTTCCAAGGGTGATCCTCCGTATTCGCCGCCGCCACCGCCGCCAACCGATCGTTCCCATGAACACGGTCGCGTCCAAAAGAGTCCACCACCACCTCCTCCCCCACCACCACCACCCCTAAGAAAAGACTAGGGGCGGGAAAGGCAGGTGCGTCGGCGACCCAAACCCCTTGGGGCATGAAGGATAACCTACAAGCCGCCCAACACTTGAGCCAAATCCTCCCGCGCCATCTCCAGAAACCCCGCACTCGCGAGGCCCGTGAAAAACGCGCCGAAAGCGCGGGCCGTGGCGTCGGCCTCGTCGTCGTGGCGCGCGTCGGGGAAGGCTTCCAGGGAGGAGAACCAGGTCTCGTTCCAGGCCCCGCGCAGCACGAACACGTTCCCCGCCTCGGCCTGGGCCGAGAACGGCCCGAACCGCGTCACCTTGTCCCCGCTCTCGGGCGAGGCGCGCACCACATAGCCTTCCAGCGCCCGCACCAGGGCGGCGGCCTGCGACTTGCCGGCCTGGCCGGGGTCCTGCGGCAGGGCGATCTCCACCGCCGGGCCGTCCTCGGCCGCGGTGTTGGTCAGGAACCGCTGCACCCCGGCCGGACTGGCGCGGATGCGCCGGTGGTCCAGCACGAAGAACCGTCCGTCGGCGGCGCGGCCGATCTTCACCGCGCAGGTCCAGTCCGGGTCGTTGCTCTCGGTTTTCGGCGTCGCCGCCAGGTCCCAGCCGCGCTTGACCACCAGTCCGGCGGGCGCGGCGTCCGCCACCTGGCACCAGGCGCGGTTGAACAGCAGGCCCGCCGAGGCGCGGATCTTCCAGTTGCCGTGCAGCAGCCGCTCGCGCTCCACCCGGGGCAGGGCCAGCAGGTTGGCCCGGTAGCCGGGGTCGGCGGCGATGAGCGCCTTGTTGTCCTCCAGCCGCGCTGGAATGAAGGTCAGCGACTTGGGCGGAATGCCCGGATGGCGACGCACCAGGGCGGCGCGGCTGCTGGCCCACTCCAAGGTCTCGCCCACCCGCACGAACCAGCGCGGCTTACCCGCCCGCCGGCGCAGCGGCAGGCCGCTTTCCGGATCGATCCACCAGGCGATCAGCTCGGCCACCCAGCTGCCGGCGTCCGGGTTGCAGGTGGCGCGGATATAGGGCTTCACCCCGCTCAGCGAGCGGTTGCGCGCGACCATGCTCCAGAACTGGGCGGCGGAAAAATGCGTCAGCTCGTCGAAGCAGATCAGCGGCAGCTGCGCGCCCTGCCAGTCGAGCACCGTCTTCTCGTGCTCCAGATGGGCGAACTTGATCTTCGCCCCGCTCGGGAAGCGCCACTCCAGCGAGGCGGAGAACGGCGCCCCGCCCTTGCTGGGAAACAGCCTCAGGCTCTCGTCCCACAGCCCGCCGGGATTGCGCACCTGCACCGTGGTGCGGCGAAAGACGGCGGCGGAGAAGCGCTCCACCTCCACATGCCGCAGCGCCTCCAGGAGCAGCGCCCAGGTCTTCCCGCCGCCGGCCGCGCCGCCGTAGATGGCGATCTCGGCCTTGGAGTCGATGAAGAGCCGTTGCGGGCCCGCCTGGGGCAAGGGCGGCGGCGGCGCATCGTCCGCTCCGGCGTCGTTACCCAACGCGTTACTCCGGCTGGCTTGTCCTGGAATTCACCGCGCGGCGTCCAACGCTCGGCCGCTCCGTCAGGCCGGTCGGCGGGGCCCCGCCCCGACCGCTTCACCGCCGACACCCAAAGTAACACCATAAACGTGGCGATTCGTCAAGCGGCTTGTCCGGCCGCCGCGCCGCCGGCGCGATTGTCCGACGCCTGGGTCAGCGCCTCCACCAGCAGCCGGCGCGCGGTCCTGGGATCGGCCTTGATCGCCTGGGCCGCCGCCCGCACGGTCATGTCCAGCCCGCACACCTGGTCCAGCATCCGCCGCCGCCGCTCGCCCAGGCCCAGCCGATACACCCGCAGCGCCTCCCCGGCGGCGAACACCGAATCCTGCGGCCCGGCGCTGGAGCGTAACGGCGCGCGGGCCGACACCTGGCCCAGGTCGCGCGTCGCCGTGGTCAGGCCGGTGCTGGCCTCGAACGCCCAGCGGTAGGCCCGGCCCACCTCCAGCAACCGCTCGGCCTTGTACGGTCCGCCGTCCAGGTCGCCGCGCTCGAACGCCAGCTGCAGTCCGCCCCGGCTGCAGATCCGCACGCGCGACACCGTCTCCTGGCGCCAGACCGGCTCGCCCTGGCGCACGACGCGCGCGCCCTGGTCGTCCACCGCCGGGCTGGCGATGCGCACCCGCTCGGCCCGCACCTCCTCCCCCCGCGCCCGCGCCAGGGCCGCCGTTTCCGCCAGGCCCGCGGCCAGTTCGGAGTCTCGCAGGCGCTCGCGGCGCCGATGCTCCAGTTCGGCGATCTCCCGCCGGCCGCTGGCGGCGAGGGTCGGATCGGCGCCCGCCAGCTTGCGCTCGGCCTTCGCGAGACGCCGCATCTCGTCGCGTGTCAGCTCGGTATTCATCGTCGGACGCGGATCGGCCGGGGCGCGGCGGCGGGCGGACGTTTCCTTCATGGGGCTCTCCTGTCTTTACCTGGCGCGGAAACTAGGGCCGCCCGCGCGCGGACTTCTCGGCGTGCCGGCGGGCGAGTTGGGCGTGCAGGCGGCAGGCGTCGTCGTGGCTGGTCAGCCGCGCCAGCGCCTGGCCGGCCAGCCGCATCAGCGCCGCGCACGCGGCCGGACGATGCCCAGCCCGTTCCAGCGCCGCCGCCAAGGCTTCGCTCGCCAGTTCCTCCACCGGCTGGCTCATGGCCGCGGGCGACCGGTCCCGGGTCGCCGCGCCAGCGCCTCGTGCGCCGGGCAATAGGTTCCGTCCCCGGCGGGCGCCGCGCAGAACAGCGTCGCGTGCATCCGCCCCGCGCCCGGATCGTCCAGCGGCCAATGGCAGGCGCCGGCGGCCAGGCAGGCCAGGATGGCCGGCGATCCGTGCGCCGGCGCCTCGCGCAGCGGGGGCAGCGGGCGCGGCGGCCAGGTCGGCGAACGACGGGTCATCCAGTCGTCGGCCGGCGCGCGCCTGGTCCGCCGCGGCGTCCGCACCTCGACCTTCCGCACCACCGCGCCGACCAGCGCCTGCTTGCAAATCCCCAGGCGCCGCATCTTGCCGATCACCGCCCCACGGCTCAGCCCGCCGCCCAGCGCCTCGGCGACCTGCGCCGCGCTCAGCCCCTCGTCGATGAACAATCGTCGGGCCATGGCCTCCCGGTCGGGGGTCCAGCCTGGCGAGGGCGCCGTCGGAGCGAGAGGCGTGGGGGCTATGGAACGTGACATGCGGGAACGTTACTTACGGTACGGTACGCGGTCAAGCCCCGCGGCACACATGGTAACGATATAAATGGTAACTTGCCGCCGGATTTCGAAAGGCGGTGATGATCATGGCCGACAACAGCTGGCGCGATCTGGAACTCTGGGAGCGGGTCAAGTGGGCCCGGCGGCGCCAGTTCGAAAGCGCGACCGCCGCAGCCATGGCCGCGGGCATGAAGGACGGCACCTATCGGTGCTACGAGCGAGGGCCAGGCTCCGCCAAGTTCATCACCCTCGACTACAAATACGCCAAGAAGTTCGCCCAACTGTTCAAGGTTCGCTGGGAATGGCTGCTCGACGGTACGGGCGAGCCCTGGCTGACGCCCCCGCGTGACGAGGAAGAACAGGTTGGGCCGCCCAATAACCTGCGGGTTTGGCGCGAATATCGCGGCCTCAGCGTCAGCGAACTGGCCAAGAAGGCCAAGACCAGCGCCCAGACCATCACGGATCTCGAATCCGGGGCCGTGGAGCTGTCGCGCAAATGGCTGGACACCCTGGCCCCGCCGCTGAACACCACCCCCGGGCGATTGCTGGATCTCAACCCCTACGAAAACGACCCCGAGATTCTCGATACCTTCAGCGCCATTCCCAAGGAGCGGCGCCCGCAGGTCCTGCAGATCATCCAGACCTTCAAGCCCTACAACCGGCTGAAGTAG